GTTGATGATGGTTTGTTGTTCTTTAATTGCAGCTACAAGAAGTGGTATTGTGTCTGTGTAAGAAACACCTAGTTGTTCAGGATTGCTTGTATCTACAGCTTCAGGTAATACAGCTTGAATATCTTGAGCAATTAAAAATGCACGACTTTTATCTTCATCATCTGTTTTAAATCTTCCTGTAACAGCTCTTAAAGTAGATACTTTTTCTGCTGCATTTTCTATTGGTTTTAAGTCTGTTTTAAATCTTTCATCTGATAACGAAGTCCAAGATGTTCCTGTATATCCTAAATATAAACCACCACTACCACCATTAATAATTTTATATCCTGTATTATCTAATGTATGTGTAACTGTTGTAACTGAAGTTCTAGTAATATTAAATATTGTAGTGTTTGTATTGTTTGTAGTAATGTTTAAAGTATTAGAGTTTCCAGAAGATATATCTAGTTTATAGGTTGGATTAGTTGTTCCAATCCCTACATTACCACTAGGATCTACAACCATATTAATGTTTGTTGTTGGAGTTGCACCATTGCCAATGTAGAAGTAATCGCTAGATGGATGTTTTCCTGCGTGCCACCAAGCTCCAGTACCATTACGATATGTATACGCTGGGAAAGTACCACCTAAAGCTGCAACAATATCTGTAGAGCCACCTGTTGCAATATCTAATTTTCCCTCAGGACTCGTAGTACCAATCCCTACATTCTGTGATGTATCTATAGTAACTGCTGTAGTGCCTGCTGATTGTAGTTGCAATACTCCACTAGCGTCTGCTGTAGATATAAGTCCACCAGCTCCCGCATTGCTTGCATTTAGCGTTGATGCCATTTATTTCCCCTTATAATATTACCCAGCGTTGTCCAGATGGTACTGTTACTGTGACACCACTATTAATTGTGATTGCTCCCACAGAAACTGCATTTTTTCCTGTAGGTAAAGAATAACTTGTAGTTACTTCTACTGTGTTTAAATTAAATACTTGGTCACCACCACCACCTGTAGCACCTCCACCAAGAGATGACCATGATGAACCATCATAACCTTCGTATGCACCTGTAGTGCTATTATAACGTATCTTACCTGTTGCAGCAGTAGGTCTTTGTGCTGTTGTACCTACAGGAACTTTAATAGCACCTGTAGAGTTTATAGTGGTATCACCTGTAATTGTTCCTGTACCTGTAACTGATAAGTTACCACCTACTGTAACATCGTCACCAGATAAACCTGCTTGGAAGTTTTTAAGGTGTGCCATCATTGCACGCATAGCATTATTTACATCTGAAGGTACCATTCCTTCGCCAATGTTAATGCTTTGTACGTCTGTATTACTGGCAGCAGTACTTGAATATTCTGATATTTTGGTTTTTGGCATTATAGAACCACCCATCTTTTTCCACTAGGAACTGTAACTGCAACACCACTAGCGATTGTAATAGCACCTACTGAAAATCCATTAGTGCCAGATGATAAAGTATAATTTGAACTGATTGTTGTACCATTTTCCCAGATCACACCACCTGCACTAGCTGTAGAGCTTGGTGTACCCCATGAAGCATTTGTGCCATCTGTAGTTAAAAACTTACCACTATTAGATGTTTGACTAGGTAAAATATTGTTACGAGCAGTCGTAGCGTTTGCTAAATCTGATAGATTGTTAGCACGATATACATATGTTGTATCTGAACCAGTCGCTGTTACACCTAAATTAGATCTTGATGTAGCAGTATTTGCAACGTCTGATAAATTATTAGCTGCATTTAATGGTGTATAACCTAAACCAGTTGTAATGTCTGTATATGACAATACAGCAACGTCAGAACCATTTCTATAAACTGACTTATTAGATGGATATGTACAAAATACATCTTTAGTGCCAGCAGAGAAACTTACCTTTGATCCTGTGGATGATGATAAAACAGTATCTCGTGACAATGCACCAGCACTAACTGTACCTAGACCTACTTCCCATTCTGAACCACTAACAATAGCGTAATATGTTGTATTACCATTGCCAATGGCTGTAGAGAATGTTTGGAATCCAGTGACTGCACCAGATAATGTAAGCGAACCTGTACCTGTCGTGGTACTATTTTCTCGTACCCTGTCTTTAACGACTAGAGCCATGACTTATCCTTAAGCTAATGTTACTGTAAGTGAACCAGAAGCGATTTTAAAAATATCGCCAGAGTCAATTGTTTTGCTTGTATCTAATGGTGTATGGAATAATAAATTACCACTTGTAGAAGCATCATGTAATCCAATATGAGTTACAGTACCCCATGAAGCTGTTGCTTGTGGGAATGTGCAATCTGCATTAGATGTTGTTACACCATTAGAAGGTGCTCCAAATGTGATTGATGTTCTAGCGTATGAACCACCAGATACTTCAGTACCAGAACCTGCATCTGTAGGATCAGATGTAAATAAACCTACATAAACTGTTGTTGGTGATGTATATGATGTGTTACGAAGAACAGCATTAATAAGTGCGTTCTCTAAATAATTACTAAATTCTGCCATGATTTACCTCGTTGCTAAAGAAATTGATAGGGGACTGCTTGCAAACTCACCAGACTCATCTGAACTAGATAAAGAAGTTAATCCTCTATCATATAATGAAGCCCAAGTCTGTAATCTTTCATCATTCATCAAGTATGGTTCAGCTTCGCCTAGTGCTGCATATAACAATAAATCTGGGCAATTAGCTAAAAAAGCATTTGATGGATTAGTTGAACTTAAATATGTAGGTGCTGCATAGTAAAGCATATGCAATACATATGCACTATCTGGTTTTGGTGCAAAATTAAATTCTGTGGATAATACTGTATACATTGTAGGTGTACCAGAGTCAGTTACACGAGAATTTCTAAAAAAATTACTTGGACTTTGATATTCTATTGTGCTAATAGGTGTTGTTTCTAAATGCAAATCACGCATTGCTAAAAAATCACTTGGCAATGCAACTGTACTATCACCAGCTGTCATTGTTGTTGTTACAAACTTTAACATTTGACGAATACGAAGATCACGTCTTAATCTATTTTCTGCTAATGTAATAAAGTCTGGAATTTGTGATGTTAGATCACTACGAGCAAGATAATCAGCTATCGTGCTTTTTAATGTTGTATATGATGTAAAAGCCATTACACTCTACCCTCTCGTGTTCTAAACACTTTATTATCTGGATCGTTTAAGAATTCTTTAAATCGTTTTTGGTCAACGATATGGAAACCTCGCATAATACCTTTATGGTTTAGCGAATCAATGACTGTCATTGGAATAGATGCAATCTTATTGTCAAATACATCATCACCCCAACGAGTATTTCTATCTGTTAATTTTCTTTGTGCATTATTATTCTCAATAATGTCACTAATATCTTGTCTAGTTTCAAGCACTAGACCTTTGTCTGTATCGTGTGCTACAGATGTTCTAAATGTTGTTGGTTTTGTCATATTAAAATATAAATAGAAAAAGAATAACAGAGGTGTAGGCATGACCTACAACCTCTGTATTCAATAATGGATGAAACTCCATTAACCTTCTACTACTCTGCCAAGTCAGCAATAATTGCGTGAGCAGCTTCGTTCTTAACTTCTAGTGTGTATTCTACTAAAAGTTGAGTTACATCAGCGTCACCAACTTTTGCTAGTTCGTTTGTAGCAAATGGACGTAAGTATGCAACTGCTGCCATTTCTGGATCAAGCACGAATGCAACTTCACCAGAGTCACCTGCATCAGCTGGAATAAATCTGTTAGGAACAACAGAGATAGTACCAAAGTCTGAAAGGTAAACGTCAGCAGCACCGATGATTGTTGATTGCTTGTCAGCTGGAGCCATGAAACGTTGTGCAGCGATACCAGCAAATGCTGATACAGCTTGTTTTTGTGTTGGAGTTACCATTAACACTGTTGGGTTACCACCAGCTGTGTATGCTTTCTTAACAGCAGATTTTAACATTGCTTCTGAAAAAGCTGCATCTGTACCAGATACACGAGCAGTTGTACCACCAGAACCAGCAGTTCCGTTTGTGCCACCAACGTAGTTAGTGTTTAACCATGCTTGTAAACCACCAAGTGTACGAGCTGTTGTTGCATTACCAGCTGCATTTAATTGGTTGCTTAAAAGGATGTATTCCATGTCACGTTTGATTTCAGCAGAAGCTTTAGCTAATTGGTAAGCCTTTTCAGATTTACGACCAGCTTTGTTTACAGCTTCTAAAGTACCAGCAATCTTCACAGTTTTTTGTGAGATTTGTGTACGGTTACCAACTCGTGTTGTTGGTGTAAGTGTAGCGTCAGATGCTGTTGCACCTTCAACTGCAGCGTTAGAACCATTAACGTTAGCTAATGAGTCTGTTTGCCATTCATGGAGAACGCCAGTAGCTTTTGTTTTGCCAACTGATGACATAAATGGTGTTTCTGTTGGAGCAATGTTATAGATAACGTCAGATAAATCCTCACGTTGACCTATAGCGGTATAGGTTTGATATGTTGCCATGTTTTATTCTTCTTTCTATTCTAAAAATTGTTCAAATAAAGCTGCTGCGTCACGGACATGTCCGCTGTTACGCAACTGTGCTTTCTGTTTTTTAATTGTTTCTGTGTTGTTATTACTTGTAGACGATCCAGCCTTTAGCATCTTTGGTGCTTCAGAAACTTTCTTCGTTACAGCAGGTTTTGACTTTTGAAGTTTGTCATACATCATAGCCTTGTGTAATGTAACAACGTGCCTAGAATCATAGACGCTAGATAATTCTGCATCTGTAAAACCAAGCGATTTGCCATAATTGCGAATCTCATTACGGAGGTTTTCGCCTTTAGCTGGGTCTGAAAACTCTGGTAAGACTTGCGTTAATTTTTGTGCTTCCTGTGCAACTCTTTCTTGCATGGCACGAGCAGTTTCAGATTGTTGCAATTGTGCAATTCTGGCTTGTTCGGCTCTTATAGCATTGAGTTGTTCTTTCTTTTCAGAAAGTTCAGCAACTTTAACAGCGTATCCTATAGGGTCGTTTTCTTTGAGGTATGATAAATCCTCATTTGGCGTTTGTTGCACTATAAATTCTTCTATAGCTTGCAAACGTTGAGCATATGTGTCTCGAACTTGCTTTGCCTCATCAATAGCTTTACGTTCAGCCTCAACGACTTTACGTTGTTCAGCTACTTCTGTGGTTTTTTTGGTGTAATCAGCACCAAGTTGATATCCCTTAATTAATTCATCGAGGGTAACATCCTTTTCTTCACCAGCCGCCTTTACTTTAAAAGTCTGGGGGAGTTCCTCTTCTTCAACTTCGGTTTCTTCTTGTTCTTCAGCTTCACCTTCAACTTCTTCAGTTTGTTCAACTTCTTCAGTTTGTGGCTCTGCTTCTTGAACCTCTGCTTGTTCAGTTTCTTGCTCACCTGCTAATTGCTCTTGAGAGTTAGCTGGGGTGTTCATTAAACCTTCGAAAGCATTGGCTGCTTGATTTACTGTAAGCTCGCCACTTCCAGAATTTTCTGGAGTCATGGTTGTTTCACTCATTTTTATTTCCTATAATCCTCTAGGGGAGGTTACCCATTTTAGAAATGTCTAAAATATTTTCCATGCTTTACTTTTAATTTCGCTAGTTTTAGCGATTGATTCCAAGTAACCCATGAGTTCGTTATAACAAGCTAATCTTTGATAGGCTTGTTCTCTAATATGTGACTCTTCTTGATTTGAGTACATAATAGTTTGTAATTGATTTTCTTGTAGTTCTTTAATTACAGCTTGAAAATGTTCGTCATTAAGTATGCCAGTAATAGCGTCTACTTTATTGGACATTGTTATTCACCTGTGACATGTTGTTAATAGTATTTAAAGCATCTACGATAGATTTAGTATTAGCACCACGAGTTTGTTCTGCTTGATTAGCAGCATCAGTTTCAATCTTCAATTGTTTAAGAGCTAATTCAGTATTTTGTTTTAGTTCTTGTTGTTGAAGTTCTAATGCTTTTCTAGCATTCTCTAATTGCATTTGTTCACGTTCTAAATCAAGTTTAGCAGATTCAGTTTGTGCTCTTAATTGTGCTTTCTCACGTTCAACCTGCACTAGAAGTTCTGTAGCTTGTACATTTGCATCTGGTTTTTCTGGTTGAGGTTGTGACAAGATTTGGTTTTGCTCTGGTGTAATCTCATTCATGAATTGTGCAGCATCTTTGAAACCAGCCATGTTAATAAACTTGGCTAATGTATTGCGATATTGCATTAAGTTCACTAATGGATTAGATAAACCATATTGCTGAATGATTTGCTCTTGTTTTTGCAAGATCATTTGCATAGTTGTTAATTGTTCTTGACGTGTACCTGTACCTAAACCTACGTTAATAGATACATTGTATTGGTCATGCCATTCACGAGGATTAAATGGTACAAATTTGCCATTTATACGCACTAAACGCTCTTTATCTTGATATTTGCATAGTAAGTGTAGGATTCCTTTGAAAAGCGATTTAACACCTGTTTCTGCAAAGATACGGGCTATTAATTCAAGCTTTCCTGCACTTGCTTGTGACATTGCTGACACAGCAGCAGCTGTTACGTTTTGTAAAATGTTAGGATCAATGCCATTTTGTGAATCTGACACGCCTGTACGTCTAGCTTGTACACCATCTAGGTATTCAAGCATTGGGAATGAACCAGATGTTGTAGGCTGAACAGTTAATGGTACTAAAGCGTTAGGATTCTTCATTCTAACTACACCACCAGCTGTAGATGTCAATAAATCATCAAGGTTTACTTGACCTTCTACTGCACCAACACGATAATTGTTAGTTAAATAGAGATTATCTAACATTTGTCTTAAAACAGTAGACTTAATAAGCTGTAAATCGAGTGCACGATCAGCTAAAGACTGTCCGTAGAACTTATGTGGGATAGGAATTGGGCAAAGTGAGTGGAAAGGTATATAATCACACTCCATATCTTCTAAAACTTCGTTAGAAGCGTATACAACACGTCTTAATTCAGCAATGCCGTCATTATTGTAGTCAACTTTGATGTAACATTCGTAAACTTCTACCACTTCCATAGATTCATCTTGCGAACCCATGCTATTTGGTTGTTCACCACGAGAATAACGAGCAATTCTGTCTGGACTAAACTCTAAAGTGTCACCAGATTCTAAAGATTCAACTACATCTTTCTTGAATCCCATAGCAATTAACTCTGAACGAGTCATCATTCTACGATGTGCTACAAATGGTGAGTCCTGAATAGTTCTAGCACGTTTAGAAATAAGGAATTCTTCTGGTGGTACGTTCTCAACAACTACACGACCATCTTTTTTAGTGCGTTTTACTTTAACATAGTGTTCACGTTTAACGTTTTGGAACACTTGACCTGTCATTGGGTCAGTAATTTCGTCAATTTCTTCTTCTGTTTCTTGCTCAACGATCTCTAAATCTTCGTCTTGCATGAGCATCATGAGTTCATCGTCACTTAAGTCTTCATAAGTTTCTTTAGTAACGTCAATTTTTTCGTCCCAATACGCTTTTACGATACCTGTTTTTTGTAAAAGTGCGTCTTTAAACCAGTTATGTAAGATTAAGAACCCATCATTATCACGATAGAATACCCAATTACAATATTCTGTAGCTTGTTGTGCAAAAGGTTCGTCACCATCATTTACAGGTTGAAATTCAACCACACCGTCTGTAGATGTAAATACACGAATAAGTTGAGGCAATGCTCCGTCTACAACTTCTGCCACTTCACCTGTGACAATTTGTGATTTACCTTCTACTTCGTTACCATAAGGCTCACGAAGATAGTATTCAAGTGCTTGTTGACGTTCTGCAACTGTGTCTGTTTCGACATAGCCAATAGAATCATCAATTTCTGACTCGATAATGCTTTTTAATTTGTTAATATCCATTAAACTATCCATTTAGTGTTTACGTTAATAGGTCTATTCCATTCTTCAGCTGGACTATCATCTAAACCTGTTGCTAGGTATCTAAATGAGTCTGCAGCATGTGATGACCAATCGTGAAGTGGTCTGTCATGAAATACTGCTCTTTTCTCATCATAGTGTCTACGATAGTTGCGAAGAGCATCTAAACCTTGTTTTGTTTTAGGGTCAAACCAGCAGCGTGGAATTATCCGCCTGACTGCTTGTATGCCATCCATAACATTAAGGCGAGGAGCAGTAACAATTGATAATCCTGCATCTTCTAAAGTCTCCTTACGAGATTTACCAGTGCCTAATTCTCTAACCTCCACGTCATGTGGAAGTATGTGAGTAAAATGTGCATAGTCGTTATCTCTTAACCATTGCACATAGTAATCTAATCCTTGACCATGATTTTCCATATAGTCAATAAGACGTATTTCTTTACCTGTAAGTTGGGCTACCCAAATAGATGTTGAGTCAGATATACCCAAGTCCCAAGAGGTGTAACTACGACACAAGTCATCACGAGGTATCTCTGTAATGTGTGCCTTTTCTTCTATTTCGTTTATCAGTTTAGAGTAGAAAGAACCTTCTACAGGAGCGTTAAAAGAACACTCAAACTCTTGCATAAACTTATCTTCGCCCATCTCAACACGAGCAGCTGTGAGTTCTTGTTCATTTAAAATCTTTGTGTCACTAGATTTAAACTCTAGTAATTTCCATCCTTGTCCTTCAGCAGCACGATCTCGTAGACCCCTGAAGTGATTGTTGCCTTTGGGTGTTCCCATTGCAACACAGAAACCTAGTCGGTCTGTTAACGCAGGTCTGATAATGTCACTGAAGACAGATGGATTTATATTTCCTACTTCGTCTATCACAGCACCATCTAAATAGATACCACGAAGAGAGTCTGGGTTATCTGCACCATAAAGTGAGATACGTCTACCCATAAAGTCTACACGAAGTTCGGCAATGTTTACTTTTGCACCTAAAGGGCGTGTGTAATTAACAAGGTAATCCCATGCAATACGTTTAGATTGGTTATAGGTTGGAGCTACATAAGCGTATCTAGGATCTTTTTTTGTGCAGGTAAGTGCACTATGGATTAGCTGGTTAATAGCTGATACAGTTTTACCCATACGTCTGTGTGCTACTACTACCACAAACCTATTATCTTTTACTGCTTGGTGAATCAATTTTTGGGGGACTCGTGGTCTATACCCAGTGTCTAAAGTTTTTTGCGACTCCATATAGGGTCATCGCCTCCTAGTTGTTATTCAGATTCGTATTCTGATTCTTCTTTATTTCCGTTTTCAAATTTAGCCATCATAAGCATTTTCTTTTGTGCTGTAGTAAGCGGTTTTGTAATTGGACCGCCTACTAACCACGCAGAACAAGTTCTGTCAGCAGCACATTTAAACTCAAACAATTCGCAGTAGCCTAATTCAGCACTATCTACGACTTCGTTTGCATATGTTTCATTATCTGATTCTTCGCCTTGAATACCTTTGACGATACATTCAATCATTTGTGGAGTCTGTATAAAGGCAGAGCAGTTACCACAACGTGACTGTTTAGCAATCTCTGGTGTTGTTGCCCATTCTTCTGCACGTTTAGCCCAGAATACTTTATCATCTATCTCTGGATTAACTGGACCATAACCTACGTTCTTAAAAGCCCAATCTCTGTTTTTAAGATTTAACTTAATATCTTTTGTGACTATAGGACATTCCATTACCATTTCACCTTATTTGCCCAATATGCTGCAGACATTTTGCCTTTAGCAATGTTTTTAGCATGCCTTGCCTTGAAAGACTTGGCTCTTGCTGTGTTAGTTTTATCACCACTTACACCTTTTTGACCAAAACGTATAAGTTTTTCTTTATCACCTTCTTTAGCTAAAACAGCGTGTGATTTAGTAGGATGGCTAGGGGTTGCTTTAGGTTTGTTATAACCTGAAAACGTTTCTTTGCCTTTCTTAATCATTTCTTTTTCGCAGTCTTTGCTGATTGTTTAAAAGCTTTAGCTGTAGGTGCACCTTTAGATCCTACCTTACGCATCTTCTCACCAGATCCTGCAGCAATACGTTTGCGTTTAGCATGGATGTTTGCGTAGAGTCCTTTCATCTGTAACCCAATATTTTTAATAGTGAGTTTAAGTCCATAGGGGGTGTGGTGTTTTGTACAGATAAACCTCCACCTTGTGGTGCTACATTCGTCATCGTGTTGCCTAGTGGATTTGTTTGTTGGTAGTACGGTACTGCTTGTGGATTAGACATATAAGCATTTTGTCTAGAGAACTCATCCATTTTCATTTGCATGAGAAGTTGGTTTATTCTTGCAGCTTCTGCTTCTGTAAGGTTTCCCATACCACTAGACACTCCATCCATACCACTTTGCATGAGTCTTCTAGCTTCATTTTCTGTTAGTTGACCTACGCCAGCATTGGATGGTGTTGACTGTTGTAAAAGCTGTATTAATTGTCGTAAGTCCATAATAATATCCTATAAAAAATTTGGGTACTGCCGTTTTAAAAAACCTATAAAAACCTTTTCTGTATAAAAAGGGGGTGGGGGTCTAATCTATTCCTGTAACAATCTTAACTTCTACAGGTGTGCCATCAGGATTACCACTAATCTCATGCTGTGTAGATTCTTTCCACTTTGCACGAGACTTAAGCCAGAAGATCATCGCTGTGGTGTTGCCTTCTTTAGCTTGCTTGAATAGAGTCTCTGCTACAGAAGCGTTAGCCTCAATACGACCTTTGTCAAGATCTTCCTTGTAATATTTAGTCAATGTATCTGTACTAATGGATAGTACTGTTGCGATATCTTCATGGCGGGTGCCTACTGACGATAACATAAAAACTTTATTTCGGGTGTCGCTTGTTGGAAGGTGCGGGGGTCTTCCTCCCTTATCCTTGCTTGTCTCTACGCTGTCAGCCTTAAGCATGTCTATAGAGTCTATAGCATTGGCGTCTATGTCCTTATCCTTCAACATATCAGGCATGGTGTCAGCCTGTACATTATCTAGATGCGAATAATTCTCATTATCTTTTGGGTTCATTACTACATATTCCTTTTGGTGTCTATATATATTTAGACTGTTACAATTTATTAACAATTTAGTATTTGACAGCTTTAAATCTTTTAATCCATAATTCAGGCGTAAACTTTAATTTACTAACTAAAAGGAGTCTCAACCATGCAATCAATACCATTAAAAGATGTGAAGCAAGGCGTACTTATTCAGCGTAAGCTAGATAGTAAGACCTTATTTATTAAGAACCATTACGATAGAGCTTCAAAGACTTATTCTTTAACCTCTACCGATGACATTAATAAAGAGATATTCCTTAAACCTTCAACCATAGTATTTATAGACTAATAGGAGCTTAAACCATGAAAGATATCAATAGAGACACTGTAAACGCTTATCTAGACTTAATAGAGACTATTAACGCTTTAATAGATAAAGCCGATCAAAAACAAGATATGCAATCAGTAGACGCCTTATGCGATGTTATTACTCACTTTAAAATAGAATTAGCTAATATAGTGACAGGTAATCAAAATATATAGTGATTCCTTTTTATAATTCCGATAAACTTATAAATAGTACACTTAACTTAACTATGAAAGGCTTTAACATGTACCTATCAACAATACAAAAAGAATGGTTAGAACTTATCATTAATGAAAGACTGGCTAAAATACAAGCCAATATTCACGCCATAGATGATATAGAAGACCAAATCCTAGCAATTAAACGTACTAATTCAGAGCGTGAAGCTTTAACTGATATTCTTAATAAACTATAAAAGAAAGGTAACTTAACTATGAGAACTAAATACTCAAGCAATAGAGAACTAATACATATATGGGCTCATGATTCAAGCCCTGAAATAATGAAGCAGGCTAATTCAGTTACTTGTCACAATGACATTCTTTATAGCTATTCAACCGCTATTGGTCAGATAATAAACAATGACACGGTAATATATAACACCGCTTCATACTCCAACACTACATCAAAGCATCAAAGCTTAATGAGGTCAGCAACAAGCCATTATTCAAATCAAATTCATTTAGATATTCATCAATATGATATGAATCATCTTATATTTGGTCAAAGCAGCTTCAATCAATTAGTGCTTAATCCAAACTTAAGAAAAGCAAGCGAATACTTGCTCAAAGCTTCAAGATCTAAAAAGTATAAAGACTTTTATAATAATCAGGCTTTTTCTATATTTGATAACTTGAGACGCTATGCGATCTTATTCAATTTAGAATATACATTGCCTCAAATTGATGACCTTTTAGAGTCAACCATTAAAGCTGATAAAGAAGCTAAAGCCCTTGAGAAAATCAGAAGAGCTGAAAGAATCAAAGAACAAGCTGAAGCTCTTGAAAATTGGCGTAATGGTTTAGACATTCGTAATTATTTTGAGATCACAGCTCTACGAATTAAAGATGATGTCATTGAGACTACAAAAGGGGCTAGAATTCCTGTAGACCATGCCATTAAATTTTGGAGCTTGATTAATTCATGGCATAACAAAAAGACCGTATATATTAAAGACGGTCATTCAATTCATTTAGGCAATTATTGCGTAAATAGATTTGAAAATGATGTCTTAACCGTTGGCTGTCATCAAATACCGTATAGCGAAATTCAAAATATAGCTAATCAATTACATTTACAAGAGTAAATTATGAACAATCTATTAAAAAACTTTATTTATTTACTATTTGGCTTTATTGGCTTTTATTGTTGGCTAATTTTGCTTTTAGCTTACTAGAGTTATCTTAAAAAGCCTCTTTTGGGGCTTTTTGGGGCTAATTTTAGCCATAACTAACGAAAGGTTCATTTTATGAGTGATTTTACTTATTCACACGATGACGAAAACAACCGTTTCAAGTTTTACGTTAATCATCATTTAATCCATGATTTTGAAGACGTGGAAGCAATGACCGAAAAAGAAGCTTATAGCCTAGCGGAAGAGCTTTTTATTGAATATCTTCAAAATAAATAAGGGGGCTTACAATGTACGTTTTAAATATGAGAGAAAAGACCA